ATTCTGTTACAGGAACTCCTCAAGCAACTTCTACGGGTACAGGAACTTCTAGCGATTCTCCTACGCCTTCTGGAACGTCTAGTAATTCTGTTACAGGAACTCCTCAAGCAACTTCTACAGGTACAGGAACTTCTAGCGATTCTCCTACGCCTTCTGGAACGTCTAGTAATTCTGTTACAGGAACTCCTCAAGCAACTTCTACGGGTACAGGAACTTCTAGCGATTCTCCTACGCCTTCTGGAACGTCTAGTAATTCTGTTACAGGAACTCCTCAAGCAACTCCTACGTCTTCTGAAACCTCGAGCGATTCTCCAACACCTTCTGGAACGTCTTCTTCAACGCCTACGAATTCTGTTACAGGAACTCCTACGGGTATTGGAACATCTAGTGATTCTCCTACACCTTCTGCACAAGCAACACCCACAAGTACTGGAACCTCGAGCGATTCTTCAACACCTTCTGGAACGTCTTCTTCAACGCCTACGAATTCTGTTACAGGAACTCCTACGGGTATTGGAACATCTAGTGATTCTCCTACACCTTCTGCACAAGCAACACCCACAAGTACTGGAACCTCGAGCGATTCTCCAACACCTTCTGGAACGTCTTCTTCAACGCATACGAATTCTGTTACAGGAACATCCTCAATTACTATAGGTGCATCAAGTTCTTCTACATCGAGTAATTCTCCTACACCTTCTGGAACGCCTTCGAATTCTGTTACAGCAACTCCTACAGGTACTGGAACAACAAGCAATTCTCCTACGTCTTCTGGAACTTCTAGCGATTCCCCTACACTTTCTGGAACTTCTTCATATTCTGGAACAGGAACTTCCACGGGTACTAGAACTTCTAGTGATTCTTCTACGCCTTCTGGAACGGGTTCTGGATCTGCAACACCTTCTGCTCAAGCAACCCCTACAGGTACAGGCTCTCCTACGCCTAGTAATTCTGTTACAGGAACTTCCTCAATTACTATAGGTGCATCAAGTTCTTCTACATCAAGTGATTCTCCCACACCTTCTGGAACACCTTCAAATTCTGTCACGGAAACTTCTAGTGATTCTCCTACTTCTTCTGGAACTTCTACACCTTCTGGAACTTCTACACCTTCTGCACAAGCAACACCCACAAGTACTGGAACTTCTAGTGATTCTCCTACACCCTCTGGGACCTCGAGTAATTCTATCACAGGAACATCGACTGATTCTCCTACACCTTCAAACTCCGTAACAGGAACTTCTTCATTTACTATAGGCGCATCAAGTTCTTCTACATCAAGTGATTCTCCTACGCCTTCTGGAACTTCTAGTGATTCTCCTACATCTTCTGGAACTTCTTCATATTCTGCAACTGAAACTGCTCAAGTAACACCCACTTCTAGTAATTTTCACACGCCTTCTGGATCTTCTAGCAATTCTGTTACAGGAACTTCTACGGGTACTGGAACATCAACGCCTTTTGGAACATCCTCAAACTCTGTTACAGGAACATCCTCAATTACTATAGGTGCATCAAGTTCTTCTACATCGAGTGATTCTCCTACTCCTTCTGGAACTTATACTTCTTCTCCTACTTCTAGCGATTCTGTTACACATTCTGCCCAAGCAACTCCCATGCCTTCTGGAACGCCTACGAATTCTGTCACAGCAACAGGAACAACAAGTGACTCTCTTACGCCTTCTGGAACACCTAGTAATTCTGTAACACCAACTTCTTCGATTACATTAGGGGCATCTTCTAGTAACCCACCAACGAGTTCACCAACGAGTTCAGAAACGAGTTCAGAAACGTCTCAAAGTTCCCCCACGAGAACCCCTTGGCCAAGTGCAACAGGAGAACCACCTATTACTCCTACGCCTACATCCACGTCCTCTCAAACGTCATCCTCAACATATACTCCAACTTCTACTCCTTCTGATACCGCTTCTATTACTTCTTCTTCAACACCTTCCGCTACTGCTTCTTCAACACCTTCCGCTACCGCTTCTCTTACCGCTCCCGTAACTCCCAAAGCAACAGCTACATCCACTCCATCAACTACATCCATCTCTTCTTCTGATTCAACTACGACCACAACTACGACCACAACCCAAACGCAGACCCCTACACACTCAAGTTACGAAGGGCTCTTGAATGCAATGGTCGACAATACCAACACCAATGATTTCGTATCGTCTTCGAGCGGAATCGGCATCATTACCTTTTTGACACTTTTGTGTGCTGCTCTTGCGCTCTTTGCAGCCTATATGAATAAAAAGAGAAAACAAAAGAAGCAGCCGAGGGAAGCGAGGCAACCAAAAGAGGCCGAACCTGAAGCGGAAGTCAAAGCCGAAGCCGAAGCCGAAGAGCCCACAACACCTACCGGATCAAAAACAAAGATAAATCCCATCTTCAGAACCTCAAACAAACAGGTCCTCAGCACTACAAGAACAACTCCAGAAGCCGAGGAGATAAAACGAACAGCAGAAATGCTAAGCTCTTATTCGCAAGCAGGAAGCAGATTCAGTGTAGAAAAACTCGCCAAGCCGAGACAATCCGTCGCATTCAAGAAACTGAATCGATCTGAACTGGCAAAACCCATGGACGATATTTTTTACAAGAAAGATTCCCACGCGATTACCATTAACGATAGCATTACGTACAATAGCAACCCTATTCGCAATCGTGTGCCGAGTATAACAGATCACCAAATGTACAAGACAAATATACTAAACAAACTCTTGAATCAAACAGAACCCAAGAAGTCATTTGGAGCCGTCAGCGCAAGGAGCGGGGCATCGAACCGAAATTTAGTAACAGACACTGAACTCAAGACCAAGATGGTCTTTCCAACAATAAATATTCCGTCTGAATAAGTTGAATATGTTGAATAAATTATAATACAATTTTTAAGAAGAATCGTATTATGATTGAATCTAAGCTTCCAACACGTCGCGACGTTTCGGCTTCAAAATGCAAGAAAGAGTGATGAAATAAAATAATAAATTTGCAATAAGGATAGGCAATATCTTCTTTTGTGTATACAGGAGTATAAATTGGTCCTGAAACTAGATCAAAGCTTGGATGATAAATATCACTCATTTCTTTCAATATACAAGTAAACCCTTTAAACTTAGATTGAAAAAATTGAACAAAAATAATAGTAAAAATAATAGTAGTATTTATAAGAAAAATGGCATCATTCTTACAAAAATTTGGTGAAGTAAGCTTGTCTGAATTTAATTCAGAAACTTCAAAATCTAATACACAAAGCGTATATCTTACAAATGCAACACTTAAGACCAGTAAAAATGAACTATTTACAATTCCGTGGATGCGTATTGAACAAGTAAATTACACAACAAAATACAAAAAAGACAATAAAAAAATAACTGAAATAGATAAGAATTTGTCGTTTACAGAAATGAGATTGCCTTCTATGCCTAATCCGCATTCTTGGAAACCAAACACTACATACATTATTACACATATTAACGATATACCTACAAAGTTCTATGCACGCGTTAATGAATTCTGCTGTATTTATGGATTTGCACAAAAAGAGCGTTTTGATTATTTGGACCTGCAATTTGATGAAGATAATATGTAATCACGCTACCAATATCCAGTCATGTTTACAATTTCTTTTCGGACCTGTCTCGCCTCTTCCTTCTGTTCTTCTACGTCTTCCATTGTGGGAACGTGTCCTGCCGCGAGTTGAACCATTTCGCCTCCTTGGGCGCCGAACATTTCTCGAATTGGCTTAGGAATCGGAATCACAAAACTCATAACAAAGCCGACGAGGCCGATGAGAAAAAAGCTGAGGAGCACTGCAGTCATGGGGGAGAGTTTGGAAGCCATTGGTTTCTATTGTGTGTATATATTTAATCTTTTATACAACAGCAACAGCAACAACAGAATATTTCATCGGGATGCGGCGCGGTTACATTGTTAATTTCAATTGCCGCATCAAAACCATTAAATAGTCCTAATGCAACACCATCTTTAGTAAAAATAAAGTCTATTCTTTCCCATCAATAACAATTGTTTTTGCAAAACATCTGAAAACCTTATAAAAATAACTCATTAAATAAATTTAATAAAATCCATTTAGACCGCTAGACTATAAAAAAATTGAAGGTTTGTCCCCTACTCAATAAATCAATCTGAAAAATGGAGACCAACCTCGTAAAATCCGCCATCTTTGACGGCGAACCCGTCTTTATCTCCAAAAATGGAGAAAGAGTTCCTTACATTGCCAGAAAAATAACAAACCACTACCGAGGCTATACAGCAGCCCTTCATCTTGTCTTTCAGCACACTGCAGATGTTTACATGATTATGTTGGAGATTATTGCAGACAAATATGGATTTAATGGAGACGATATGATTAACGCCGTGATGGAAGATCCGCGCTTTAAGAATGTTATGATGAATCCTTTGCTCTCGAGCATGAATTATTTCAAGAAGGAAAATATGGAGCGCGTTATTCCTACTACTACCGCTCCTCCTCCTGCTCCTGCCGCTCCTGTCGACTCGGACTCGGACTCATCGGACTCGGATTCATCGGACTCATCGGACTCTGAACCTGAACCTGTGAAACCAAAGCCGAAGCCAAGAGCGAAGCCAAGAGCAAAGAAACAACCCAAAGAAGCCCCAGCAGCCCCAGCAGTCCCAGCAGAAGAAAAACCAAAGAAAGTCGTTATTCGAAGGAAGGCAGCCCCAGCCGATCCCGCGAAATAAAGATCATCTCGTTCGCCTCGTTCATCTCTTCCAAAATTCTCTTGTGCTCCTCCAAGTATATCCACAATAAAAGATTTCCAGAAATGCCCCCAAGCCAATGGCTAAATGGAATTGTAAAAAAAACAAACAAATGGACAAACGGCAAAGCCCATCTCCATTTTTTCAACCAGCCTCTCAAGTACAGAATCTTGTTCCGATCCTTCACTCGCCTATAGAGGCCATAATTGTGTCCACAAAACATGACGCTAAGAATCACCTGCAAAAACATGTATCCATCTTTCGAGAGAAACGCGAGGCAAAAGCAATGATACAATATAATGGCTGCGTAAGGCTTGTTGATGTGAACAAGATCCGTTGTATCCTCCACGGGTCGAACAAATGACCTCGCAAGTTCGTCGAGACAGAGGCTGCAAAAAAGTCCCTTGGACGGCTGGTGCAAAAACCACTGCATCAAGCACTCGCTGTGCGCATATTTGGATGTGCCTTTGCAAGAGCACGGGGCTACGAGGTTCTGCTTTTTGTCTTCTTCTAGACATATTCTACATTGTCTCGGCATTCATTCAAATTGGTTTATCTTCCTAAACCATTCATGTGCCAATTTCTTAGACCCTTCATTTACTCTCAATCTCGCTAAAGAGACTTTCCCACATATCGGTCTCTTGTTCGATTTCGTCCAAGCGTCTATCCTCGTATTCAGATAGAGTTCCCTTTCTAAGAATGCGCTGTCTCTCTCTTTCCAAGATGCGAAGCTTGAGCTCGCAGTATTCCAGTTCGAGAATATAGTCCATATTCGTCTTGTCAGTTGTATCTTATTTAGTCTTCCGCACTGGTTCAATTTTTTTCTCCTTAACCCTCAGAGTCTAAACATAATCTTAAGATATACAACTAGCAATGTCGATGGCAAAACATCCCATTACAGGAAAAGATATCCGCATCATGAAGACGCAGACCCACTTGTACAAGAATCAAAAGACAATGTACTGGCTCCAAGAGACTCCTGAACAAACACACGAAGCCCATACACTCAATCGTTGGTACACTGCGACGACGAGCTGGGAACTTGCAGAAGCCTGGAAATCCGTCTTGGGTTCCTATCCATCCGCCATTATTATCACCGAGCCTTCCCCAGAAGTCAATCAATGGCTCGCAACCTCTGCCCCCAAGCAGCAACAGATCTTGTTCTTAAGCAAGGCTGTCATGGCCTCTTTTGATAGAACCCGTTTCACGAAAGAAGGGTTCGTAAACGTCGTCTGTCTTGAAGAACTCGTAGAAATGTTTCCGCACGTCCAGGAACGCTATCAATCTGGTCAGGATCCAGCCCTCACACTTCTTTCTGTCGCAGCCCTCTTTCGCGTCCAGCGCGTCTATGGATTTACGGACGAGCAGAGCAACTCCGTCAAAGCGTACTATGAATCACTCAAAGAAGCTTACGGGATCCAGTGTGGCGACCAAAGCCACAGACCCGAAAAGCTCTGGCTTGTCCAGCAGTATTTTGAATCACCGAAACCAAAGCGCCAACGCGAAATCAAGAAATGCTTGCAAAAGAATCTCGAGAACCCTTTCGTCGATCAAGTGCTTCTCTTGAACGAAGAGGACTACATGGCGACTCTTCCTAGCCACAGCCGCAGCGGAAAGCTCCTTCAGCAAGTCATTGGCCATCGTCTCACCTACGCCGATGTCATCCTAACGATTCAAGAAAAAGTCCCTGCAAATACCCTCGTCGTTTTCGCAAATTCCGATATTTACCTGGACTCTGTCTCCTGGAAGGACGTGTGGGCCGTCGACCTCCACGACGTCTTCCTCTCTCTTCTTCGCTACGAAGAACCCACAGATCCAACAGAAGAGCCGAAACTCTTTGGTCCACGACCCGATTCACAAGACACATGGCTCTTGCATTCAGACAGCGTCAAGAGTCGATCTTGGGACTTCAAAGGGCTCGACTTTGAATTCGGCCGCTCTGGCTGCGACAATGCCATCAACGTCGAAATGCTAAGAAAGAAGTTTGTTGTGGCCAATCCTTCCTTGTCCCTCAAGACCCTTCACTGCCACGCCTCCCAGGTCAGAACCTACAATCCTGAAGAAGTCGTCGAGAAGCCCGTATTCTTGTATTTGGAGCCGACGGGACTTCACGATCTTGACCCGCTTTCTGACATTCAGTCTTCTGGCTCTCTAGCTCCTCCTTCCACGTTTGACCGCCGTATCCATTGCTACGACGAAAAGATGCTCAAAACCTTTTGCACCATGGCCTCGAGAGACGAAAAAGTGCTGCTCAAACCCTTCTCGGCAAATACGTACGTTCCCTCAGGGGCAACCAACGGAAAGCTCTACAAGATGGAGAACGCCTTTGTGACGCCGAATGGGCTCGTCTACGGGTACGACAAGATCTACATGACGGCAGGATCGAAAGAATCATGGTCCAATACAACAATTAGCTACATGACTCCGTGCGTAGGCATCAAGGAAGTTTTGGCCGCGCCTTTGAGCGACGAGACTTCTGCATCCCTCTGGGACTATATGCTGAACTATCTCTCTGTTATTTTTCAACTGAAGGAACAAGGGCACAAGGGCGACATGTGGATGCCGCGCGACACGAGACGTCTCGTCGAGTTCATGCAGCACTTTCAGTGGGAAGAAGAAGTCATGCCCGTCATTCCGAGAGACAAGGACGCAGTGGCCTTTGCCAAGTCTGTGACACACATTTCGCCTCGGTCAGAGACCATGATACAAAAGGAGGACGTAGAAGCGCTCAGGAAAAAGCTAAGAGGGTATGTTCCTACAAGCGAAGCCAAGCGTGTCGTCATCTTCCAGGACGATGATTTGCTCACGGCAGAAGATGTTTCTTCTCTGGAGGCCCAGCTCGAGAATCAAGGTTATGAAGTAGATATCGTATATCCCACAAGATCGAGTCCCAACTTTATTTTGCAACGATGTCTGGGTGTGAGCACATGCATTTCTGCGCCAGGCAACCACAAGCTCTATTGGCTGCTTCCGCAAGGCGCCAAGGTCATTGACGTAGTACCAGAAACGAAGATCGCAGCAGATGCCGCGCACATGGCAGGAGCTTGTGGCCTTGACTACTGGGTGGCTATTTTACCGAGAGCCAAAGGGGAGACAAAGAGGAACTTATTGGTCGAAAGAGTTATGAAGACTTTAGTTGCGACCGCTCCATCAACAACCAGCGCAGACCCAACAAAGCCAACCATCATCGTGCCGACGAATCAAACAGGAATCCACAACCATTCTGGCGACAGCTTTCGAGAGATGGCTGCGCTCTGGGCCGAAAAAGGATGGGCTAGTATCGAGTTTTCAGAATCAACTCCATATGTGTGGCTCAACGGGATCGGCGACACGCTCTTGTACGACAGAGCAACCCCCATGTGGCTCCAGAAGACTCCCGCGACATACAAGAGAGCTCTCATTGGAAACATGAATGCTTCTATAGTCCCCAACGCCAAGCAGTGGTCCTTTTGGCCTCGTAGACCGGTACTTTTGGAAAGGTACATTGAAAACAAGACGCTACCTTCCTGGTCCGACAGAAGCAAGACGCTCGTCTTTTACGGGCGCGTAGAGAATCAAGTCCAGCACGATCGAAGAAAGAACGAGCTCCACAAGGCATGCGACGACTTCGACATGCCCATCGGCTCCACGGAGTCTTATAAGTATTCTCCAGAAGAGTACCTTGAGCAGTTATCGAAAGCAAAATTCGGCCTTTGCTTGGCGGGCTATGGCTCCAAGTGCAACAGAGAAATCGAGTGCATGGCTTTGGGCACCATTCCTGTCGTAGCTCCAGACGTGGATATGGAACTCTATGCAGACCCTCCTCAAGAAGGCATCCATTATTTACGCTTGAAGACGTTTGATCCCGAAGAGGCTTCCAGCATAATCAAGAGCATCGACGAACATCAATGGACCTCCATGTCGAAGGCTGCGCACGAGTGGTGGGTCCAGAACGCCTCTGCAAAGGGTCTATATGATTTGACTATGCGACTTTCTTTGTAGCGTAGCGTAAAGTTCCCTATTACAAATATCACAAACAAATAGATGTCGACCCCTGGACCGCCAACTCTCCCAGTCGCTCCAGAAGCGTCGAGCCAAACTCTAGAATTCTACTGGGAGCCGCCCTTGACCAACGGAGGCAGCCCTATTACAAACTACAGAATCAAGCTCTGCAATGCAGACACTGGCTCCATTGTTGGTTCCAACATAAGATACTTTAGCTCTGGTCCCACACTAGTTAACGGACAAACCTACGAAGCGCTTATTCAAGCGTGCAATGCCAATGGATTCGGCGAAGCAGCTTATTTCCGACCTTTTCAACCTGGTTCCCCTCCTAGTCAACCTTCTACGATTAGTACAATCGTTGTGGGAACGTCCAACGTGTTGGTAACGTGGACACCCCCTTCTGTGACTCCAAATGCTACCATCAATTGGTACGCTCTGTACGCTAGACCTGTTGGAGCGACGAACAATTTGTATGAGGTTACTGCAGATGGTTTGACGCAGAGAAATTACCTGTTGAGCAATTTCAACACGAGTTGTAATTATACGTTTGAACTTTCCGCAGTGAACGGCCCAGGATGGTCTCCTTCCATTTCGTCGTTCTTGCAGTTTGTTATTCCAACGGATTATTTTGAACCGAATGATTTGCAGGGCCTTAATCTTTGGCTCGATGCAGCCGATACAACTACATATACTCTAAGTGGATTGAATGTAACACAATGGAATGATAAATCTGGTCTCGGTTATAATACTAATTGCAATGTAGCTGGTCCTGTAACTCTTGCAGTAAATAGTTTGAATACATGTAACACATTTAAATTAAATTCAGGAGCATTTCGTGGCCCGTTTAATTACACGGCTAGTACTTTTACAAATTTTATTGTTGTTAGCCAAGATACTATTCCAAATACAAATAGACGTTATTTATCTTTGGGAAGTTCAAATTTACCAGATTGGGGAAGCAATGCATTTACGTTTACAGGTACACCTGGTTCAAGTACTTTTCCAATCGGTGTTTGGAGAAATTTTCCTGCAAATGTACAAACAAGTCTATTTGTACCCGCTTCAAATAGATATTATATAGTAGAAACTGGTTATACAGGTTCTCACCAATTTATTAGTGCGGATGGAGGCAATGTGTCATGTAATGCATCATCCGGTCCATTTTCATTCAATTCTTATGCAGTGGGTGTTAATACAGGTGATTTTACTGACGGAAGATTTGCAGGAAATGTCGCAGAAGTCTTGTTCTATAGACAAAATCTTCCAACGTTTTACAATCAACAAATCGAAGGCTACCTGGCGTGGAAGTGGGGCCTCCAGAGTAATCTCCCCGCGACACACCCGTACAGGTCCACGAGACCACTCAACCCAGGCCTCATCAGCCCTTACACGGCCCCCAACCTGTCCTTCTGGCTCGACGCGACTCGTATTTCGACCATCAGTTCTGGAACGGCTTTGACACGTTGGAACGACATAACTAGCAATGCATATGTGGGTACGGCAGTCAATGGACCCGTCTATCAGAGCAGCATTTTCAACGGGTACATGCCCGCAGTGACGTTCAATGGGGCGAATCAGTACATTAATTATGGAGATGTATTGGATATTCGAACGAGTTCTATTTCCATTTTTGCTACTTTTGTAAATTCTAATACTTCTTTTGGTCTTATTAATAAAACTATTTATACAGGAGCGCCTAATAAATGGGCATTTTTTTCAGATACAACAAATGCGAATGTTGGTACACTCTTTTTGTTAAGAGATTCAACCTCTGGAGATGTGTATCCATCGCAGGGAGGCGGTTCATGTAATACACAATTATACAATGCTACTTGGAATAGACAAACAATTAGTCTTTTTAGAAATGGTACAAATTTATGCAATGTTTCATTTTCAAGTGCAGGTGATATAAATTCAGCATATAATTTATATGTAGGAGCTCTTAATGATAATACAGGAACGGGTGTACAATCTGGATTTTTCCTCAATGGTGCTGTAGGAGAAATCCTCGTTTTTATGAGCACCCCCATTGAATCCACAAGACAAAAGATCGAAGGCTACTTGAGCTGGAAATGGGGCTTGACGCAGAATCTTCCAGGAAACCACCCGTACAAGTTTTACCCGCCTCTTTCGAATTATTCGTCGATCGCGATCAACACGAGTACAATCTTCGCGACGAATTTCAACCAGGGCAACGACATTGGTTTCACGAATTTTAGTAATGCACAGCTCATTTCGTCGCAGACTATTACGGGTACAGGTATTGCGTATAATACAAGTAATACTTCTCCAAGTGTAATTCCATCTAAAACATTTACAAGTCTTACAACAAATAGAGTAACTTGGTGTGCAAGTCTTTATAGAATTGCTGATGCTGGTTCATTTAATGGTATAATGCTTACACGAAATACCTATAATGGATCGACAACACCAGCAACAGGTATGGTTATGCCTTTTACAAGTAATCGTGTAACATATCTTTGGGATGGCGGTGCTATAAATGATCCAGTTGCCGATGCATTTATACCATTAAATACTTGGACACATGCCGCAGTAACAATATCACCAACAGAAGCAAGAGTTTATATCAATGGAATTAATGTTGATACAAGAACATCTAATTTTACAGCATTAACTTTTACAGAAATGACGATTGGAAATGATATTGTTCTATCAAATACGCGTTTCTTCCCAGGCTACATCGACAATGTCCGCTTCTACACGTCTACACTGACATCGAACGAGATTCAAGCGATTTATTACAATACTCAATTTATTTGAGTATAGAATCAATACTCAATTTATTTGAGTATCCACGAAGAATCGAGCGCTTGCGCGAAGAACCAATACTCAATTTATTTGAGTATCCACGAAGAATCGAGCGCTTGCGCGAAGAACCAATACTCAGTTTATCTGAGTACCGAGCGCTTGCGCGAGGATCCAGAACCAACACGCATTTCATTTAATTGAGTACCGAGCGCTTGCGCGAGGATCCAGAACCAATAATTCACCAAAGAGTCTCCAAACGCTTTTGTGACAAACCGCAACCTGGAAGTTTGCAGTCTAAGGACCGCAACCTGGAAGTTTGCAGTCTAAGGACCGCAACCTAAAGTGAATAGAATATCCACCTAAATAGATGGCCACAACACCTGGACCGCCGATCCTTAATACACTTCCTCTAGCCCAGAACCAAACTCTGAAATTCCAATGGAGGCCCCCTGCCTCGGACGGCGGCTCCCCCATTCTCGGCTACTTGCTCCGTCTCAACGATGCAGATCCAGGAGTCATGCTCGAACCGACTACAAGAGTCTACTCGACGGGTCCCACCCTGACGAATGGACAAACGTATCCAGCCTTTCTTCACGCGAGCAACGCGGTAGGACTCGGTGGCCCCGCCTATTTCCGACCTTTTCAACCAGGCTTTCCGCCAAACCCACCTTCGACGATTGCAACGACTGCAATAACTTCAGTTGTAGGTAGCTCTAATTCGGCTGTAGTAAGCTGGACTCCACCCGCGACAACTCCTGCAGCTCAGATTTTCTGGTACGTCTTGAAGGTCAGACCGACTGACAATTCAGAGGCAGAACGCTCCTTTACGGCGAATGGCCTCTCACAATCGAATTACATCATAAGAGGTTTAACAAATGATAAACCATATCAGATCCAACTTTCGGCGCAGAATTGCCCTGGACGTTCTGTGCCAATTTCCACATTGATCACAATTGCTGCATTTGATTACTTTGTGCCGAATGATTTGGCTTCCCTGCAGATTTGGTACGACGGGTCCGATCCTCTCGGTACGGGTACAGCACCTGCTAATGGAACCTCAATAGCGACTTGGGTCGATAAATCTGGTAAGGGAAGAAATGCAACTGCAATATATACACCACCAGTCTATTCAAACGATGGTAGTAATGGTGGTGTTCTTATGAATTACCCTACTACTAATGCAAGTAATATATTTAATTTTAACGGAAGTTGGATAGTAGGGCAATATTTTACAGGATTTATTGTAGAACGTGCACAAGCAGTAAATGATCCTGGTGGAGCGATAAATATTACAGCCGGTAGTGGTGCTACAAGTGGTACGAATCTTTTGATAAGATACTACAACGTAATTTCTAGTTTAGGTCAAATGAACCTTGATTATATTACTGGTGCTAATATTACTACAACGAATGGTTTATTTTCAAGCTTTACAACTGCTGCTGCACAGCCTACAAGGATTTGGGATTTTTCGCAGCTTCCATCCGATCGTAGAATTTATTTAAATGGAACATCTTTGGCAAATGATACGAATAATACATTATTAAATTCTTGGCCTGGTGCGAGGTTGGGTTCCGAAATTAATAATACGCGGCAATATAGTGGTTATATGAGAGATTTTATATTTTACAATGGCCAACTCCCAACCTTCTACCGCCAACAAACCGAAGGCTACTTGGCGTGGAAGTGGGGCCTCCAGAGCAATCTCCCCGCAGATCACCCGTACCGCAACACGAGACCGCTCAACCCAGGTCTCATCAGCCCTTATTCTGCGCCCAACTTGTCCTTCTGGCTCGACGCGACGCGCATTTCGACAATTAGTTCTGGCACGGCTTTGACACGTTGGAACGACGTGTCGTCGAATGCTTATACGGGTACTGCGGTAAATGGCCCCACGTACCAAAGTACTATATACAATGGCTACATGCCCGCTGTGACGTTCAACGGAACGAATCAGTATATTAATTTCGGAAGCAATGTACTGAATATGCGTACAAGTTCTATTTCCATTTTTGCTGTAACTCAAACAAATGCAATAGCAGGCAGTGTTATTGCTAAATCATTATCAGGAGGTGTCGTAGGTAGATGGTATTTAATCCATGAGGCGTCATTGGGTACTACATTACAAGCTCAAACAACTACGACAAATGTATATTTAAATCAAGGATCAACCACAACAGGTTCTCCACAATTGTTAAATGGCTTTTGGGATAGAGCAAACGCTTATTTATATAGAAATGCAAGTTTACTTGCATCTCAGTCAGCTTCAGATACAACATATGATTTCAATACTTCTAATTTACTTTTGGTAGGCGGATACAATGATAGCAGTGGTCAAGCAAACCCACCGAATCCATCATTTTACCTCAATGGATCCATAGGAGAAATTCTTGTTTACATGAGTGCACCTATTGTAAGTATGCGTCAGAAGATCGAAGGCTACTTGAGCTGGAAGTGGGGCCTCACGCAGAATCTTCCTGGAAACCACCCGTACAAGTTCTACCCGCCCTTGTCGAATTATTCGTCGATCGCAATCAACACGAGCACGATCTTTGCGACGAATTTCAACGCAGGCAACGACATTGGTTTCACGAATTTTAGTAATACACGATTGGTTTCTTCTTCTACTTCTACCATTACGGGATTTGGTTCGGCTTATAATACGACGTGGGGTGGAACTTCAAGTATATACCCAGTTAAGTCATTTACAAGTATAACTACAACGACTGCAACATTTTGCATAAGTGTATATAGAACAGGTGAAGCTGCAAGTGGTACTGGATTATTTAATTATAGATCCGGTACAACAGATGTAATACAAGTATTAGTTCCATTTTCATCTCCAAATAATACAATTGGTTACACTTGGAATAATCAGTATTGGAATTGGAATTCTGGCGCAACAATACCATTAAATACATGGACACATATTGCCATAACTATTTCTCCAAGTGCAGGAAGAGTATATATTAATGGAAGTAATGTTGCAACACTTACAGCAGTACATAATTCACAAACATTTAATTCATTGACTATTGGAAGTGATACGACAAGTGATCCAACTACAAGGAGTTGGCCAGGCCTTATCGACAATGTCCGCTTCTACGCATCGACAATGACATCAAACGAAATCCAAGCGATTTATTACAATACCCAATTTATTTAATTGGGTATAGAACCAACACGCAGTTCATCTAAAAATAATAATAAAAGCGTGTTTACGAACTACCGAGCGATTGCCTCCAGATCCAACACAAAGTACCGAGCGCTTGCGCGAGGATTTCCAACAGATCTACGAGTGAACGAGAATAAACCCCACACAAATAAAGAATAGTACGCGCAAAATCCTATTCTTTATCTTTATCACCTTTACTAAATAGATGTCGACACCTGGCCCCCCAGTATTATCAAATACCCCGCTCTCGTCCAGCCAGAGGCTCGAGTTCTTGTGGTTTCCTCCGCTGACGACTGGAGGCAGTCCCGTGACAAATTACAGAATCAAGCTCTGCAACGCCGATACGGGTACTATTCTTCCGTCGAATACAACGTACTTCAACACGGGCGCCACGCTCGTCAATGGAACCACTTATTTTGCAACCATTGAAGCGTGCAATGCGAACGGATTCAGTCAAGCAGCAGCATTCCGACCTTTTCAGCCAGGCACAACGGCCCCCAATGCGCCTTCCACAATAACCGCCACAGCTCTCACTGCCAACGGGGGCTCCACAAATTCAGTTCTCGTCAGCTGGACTCCCCCTTCCTCCTTGCCAGATTCCACCATCTTCTGGTACGCCCTCTACGTTACTTCCTCGGATCCCACAGAAGCGGATAGAACCTTTACGGCCAACGGCTTGAGGCAATGCAATTACATTGTGCGAAATTTATACGATGCAAGGACTTATACCTTCAGACTCTCTGCTGTAAACTGCCCTGGCTACTCGCCTTTTATTTCTACGACAGCGACAATTATATCTACCGATTACTTTGTGCCGAACGATTTGGCTGGTTTGCAATTTTGGTACGACGGATCTGATCCTCTCGGCACAGGCACAGCACCTGCCGATGGAACTGCCATATCAACTTGGGTCGATAAATCTGGTAAGGGTAATAATGCGACACAAACGAATGCCTCACTCAGACCCTTCTTTTCAACAAACACTCTGAATGGTCTTGGAACTATTCGCTTTAATGGTTCCAATGGTACTGGTTTTTCACTTTTTACACAGCCTTACACATTTGGACCAGGCAATGCAACACTCTTTTATACATTCCGAAACACGGCTGGAGTATCAGGAAATGCATCAGCGCCATACCTTTTCACAGCTTCAAACTTTGCAGATACTTATTTTGCTTTATTGAACTGGATAAAAATTGTAGTATGGAATTGGACTGATAGTCTTACTATTAGCCCCTCTTTAAATTCATATCTTATGTACGAATATCGTCTTGGAACAACAGCAGGATTTCAAGAAGTTTTTTCAAATGCAACACTCGCTACATCAGGTGCAAAACCATCATTCGGAAACTCGTGGCCTACAACACCAGTTAGTTATCGGGTGGGTGGAACAGGTGGAAGTGTAGCATTCGACGGCAATATTGCTGATTTGTTTGTATACAACAGGACTTTGACAGATTACGAAAGACAATTGACGGAAGGTTATTCGGCGTGGAAATGGGGTCTCCAGAGCAATCTTCCTTCGGATCACCCGTACCGCAACACCCAACCGCTCAACCCTGGCCTCATCAGTCCTTATGAAGCTCCCAACTTGTCCTTCTGGCTCGATGCGACCCGTATCGCCGCCGTTAGCTCTGGAACGGCTTTGACACAATGGAACGATGTATCCTCGAACGCTTTTGTCGGCACAACTGCCAATGGCCCTGTTTACCAGAGCAGCATTTTCAATGGCTATATGCCCGCTGTAACATTCAATGGTACAAATCAGTCAGTTAGATTTGGATGCAATTTACCATTGCGTACAAGTTCGTTATCTGTCTTTGCAGCCTATTTGACGAGCAACAACAATGGAACTATTATAGCTAGATCTGATACAACGGGTCAACAGCGTTGGGGTTTGCTAAATGAAACACATTTCGGAGGCGTTGGAAATTATCTATTCGTAAATGCAACGGGTACAGACGTTGTAACAGGTACGACTAATAGTTTAAACACGCCGAATTTGGTGAATGCGAATTGGAATAGATCTCAAGTGACCTTTTTAAGAAACGGGACATTAAATGCATCAAATACATTTGTAAATTCTACCGATTTTAATACCAACTATGTACTCGAAGTAGGATCGTATGCCAATAATAGTCTTCCTGTACTAAATCTGAGTGGATATATCGGAGAAATTCTCGTTTATTTGAGTACCCCTATTGAATCCACAAGACAAAAGATCGAAGGCTACTTGAGCTGGAAGTGGGGCTTGACGCAGAATCTTCCTGGAAACCACCCATACAAGTTCTATCCACCCTTGTCGAATTACTCGTCGATCGCGATCAACACCAGTACAGTCTTCGCAACGAATTTCAATGCAGGCAATGATATTGGTTTCACGAATTTCAGTAATACTCAACTCATTTCTTCCACAACGATTACGGGAGCTGGTTCTGCATACAATACAATATATACAGGTTCTACAAATATTTATCCATCGAAAACATTTACATCTTTCTCAAATAATTATATTACATGGTGTGCAGATATATATAGAACTGGATCAGGTGATAATTCAGGAATTATTTTTACGAGAGGAGGATGTAATGGTTCTTTATCGTTGACAATGGGTATGAACTTATATTCTACTACAAATCGATTAGGATATGTTTGGATAGGAGGTGCGGATTCATCAACTGCATACGATACAGGGGCTGCAGGATTTATACCTCTATGCAATTGGACACATGTTGCAGTAGCAGTTTCACCGACGGAAACACGATTTTATATAAATGGAAGCAATATTGCAACAAGAACATGCAATGCAACCGTGTGTGGATTTAACGAAATGACAATTGGAAGTGATTTAATAACACCAGCAACACGTTATTTCCCAGGCTACATCGACAATGTCCGCTTCTACGCTTCTACGTTGACCTCGAACGAAATTCAAGCGATTTATTACAATACTCAGTTCGTTTAGACCATAGGCATTAGCATGTCTATCATCTGACTACTGAGCACGTAGTGTGAAGATCCAGATCCAATACGAAGTCCAGAGCGCACTAATCCATACAATAAAATCTATAATAATACTATCATAAAGTAAGTAGATGTCATCACAAACTCCGAGTCAACCCAATATAGAACCCCTGCCCATAGCGAGCGACAAGCAGCTCGTGTTCAGTTGGCAACCTCCTTCTTCTACAGGTGACTCGCCTCTTACGGGTTACAGCCTCTACATCAGCGACGACTTTCCAGAAGTGGAGCTCGATGCTTCCGCCACCTCCTACAACACGGGCCCTGTCTTGACC